CAAAGCCGAACAACGGAGTGCAGAGCGAGAGCTTATGCTCAAGACGGCCAATGAGATGATCAAAAATCACATGGCCAATGTGATAGTGGAGAAAGGACCTAAGGAGTCTGAATGATTCAGAAATTCGCAAGCGTATTGCGCGAACAAATACGCAAAGACATGAACAACTACGCCGATGATTTGGCTAGTGGTCATTGCCGTACTTTTGAAGAGTACCAAAAACTCTGTGGGGTGATTCAAGGCCTAGCCCAGGCAGAGCGTTATGTTATCGACCTTGTAGAGAAAGTTGAAAAATCAGATGAGTGATCTTATTCTGCCACCAGGGTTAACCCTGCCTAAGCAAATTCAACCAGTGGATGCTCCGGCTGAAACTGATACGAATGAGCAAAAAGCAACGATGCTGCCAGAACCTTCTGGTTGGAAATTGTTGTGTGTCGTGCCTGATGTCTCTGACAAGATTGCAGGTACTGACCTTGACCTTGTAAAACCGTCTGACCTGGTCCGCCAAGAAGAACATGCCACTACGGTGTTGTTTGTCTTGAAGGTAGGTGTGGATGCGTACAAGGACACCGCCAAGTTCCCTAGTGGTGCTTGGGCCAAGCCTGGTGATTTTGTCGTGACCCGTGCTTATGCCGGTACACGCCTGAAGATCTACGGTAAAGAATTCCGCCTGATCAACGACGACCAAGTCGAAGCAGTGGTGGACGATCCACGTGGCGTAACACGCGCATAAAGGAGTAATGATGGAAGACGTATTCAAGTTTCCCGACGAGATCGAGGAAACGAAAAAAGAGGTGAAAGATCAAGACGGCTTTGATATTGAAGTCGTTGACGATACACCAGAGCGTGACCGAGGCCGTAAGCCTTTGGACCGCGAAGTGGCTGATCCCACTGATGATGAAATCGAAAACTATTCTGAGGGTGTGAAGAAGCGTATTAAAGAGCTGACTCACGCCCGCCATGATGAGCGTCGTAAGGCAGAGCAATTGGCACGTGAGCGCCAAGAGCTTGAGCGCCTGGCTCAACAGCTGGTTAATGAGAATAAGACGTTGAAACAATACGTTAACAACGGCAGCCAGCAGTATGCGACTACGTTGAAGTCTGCTGCGGAGCAAGAGCTTGAAATGGCTCGCCTGAACTTCAAGAAGGCGCAGGAATCTTTTGACACGGATGCCATCATTCGTGCCCAAGAGGCCATGACTGATGCCAAGATGAAGGTTGCTGCGGCAAATAATTTTAGGCCACAGCCTTTACAAGTGGATGAAAATCCTGTACAACTGCGCCAACAAGCACCTCAGCCTGTACAACCTGACGAAAAATCCCTGCGCTGGCAGGCAAGAAACCAGTGGTTTGGTTCGCGTGGGTTTGAGGAAGTTACCAGCTATGCACTAGGGCTGCACCAAAAGCTAGTCAACAACGGGGTAAACCCGCAATCTGACGAGTACTTCAATACTATTGACGCTCGCGTAAGGAAAACCTTTCCAGAGATGTTTGGAGAGGAGAAGGCCGCCCAAACTCAAACTAGGACCGCGAATGTAGTAGCTCCGGCTGCAAGATCATCGGGTAGTAAGAAGGTTCAATTAACGCAGACGCAAGTAGCGTTGGCGAAGAAATTGGGTTTAACTAACCAGCAGTATGCTGAACAAGTATTGAAATTGGGGTAATTAAAAATGGCTATCAATCGTAATCCTCGTGAGATTGAATCACGCGAACAAACCGCTCGTTATGTTTACAAACCTTCGAGCACTCTGCCAGATCCGAATCCTATTCCGGGTTGGTCCTTCCGCTACATCGCAACTGCGATCATGAGCATTAGTGATCCAACTAACGTGTCTAAAAAGATGCGTGACGGCTGGGAGCCAGTGAAGGCGGAAGACCATCCTGAGTTGATGCTTGGTCCTGATGCCAAAGGCAATGTGGAGATTGGTGGGTTAATGCTTTGCAAAATGCCTACTGAACGACTCAAAGCTATGGAAGAGTATTTTCAGAACCATGCAAAATCGCAGATGGAATCAGTTGACAACAACTTTATGCGTCAGCAGGATCCTCGGATGCCGTTGTTCTCGGAAAAGAGATCATCGACAACACGCGGGTCATCTTTATCTTAATTTTATGGAGTTATAAATGGCTTATCCTATTGTCCCTGCGGCATACGGTTTAAAACCCGTAAGCCTGACCGGCGGTAGAATGTATTCGGGTTCTACCCGTTTCATTCCTATCTCTTCTAGCTATGGCTACAACTTGTTTAATGGCGACGTTGTTGCTATTAGCGGTGGTACTTTGGCTGTTACAGCCCTCGGTGCAGCTTCGTCGGTTTCTTCCGGCGCTGGTGCTATCGGCGTGTTTGTTGGCGCTCAATACGTCAACAGCATGAGCCAAACCGTTCGTGCACAGTTCTACCCCGCAAACACTACCACCAATGCTGGCTCTTATGGCCCCAACAGCATGCAAGGTTATGTCGTGGATGACCCACAAGCTGTGTTCCAAGCCGCTGTGTTGACTCAAGGCACTTCGTCTGTGTCCAACACTCCCGGCGCTACTATTGGCTACGTGAACCCCTCGTTCATCGGCTCCAATATGTACTTGGTTACCAACGGTTCTAACGGCGGCTCTGCTTCCGGTAACACCACCACTGGTGACTCAGCTATGGGCGTGACTGGCGGTGTTATCACCTCCGGTACTCAAGGTAACACCCGTGTTACTTCGAGCGCTCCCTTCCGCGTTGTGGCTGTGGTTCCTGACACTGCTGTCGTTGTTACCGCTACCAGCGGCAATGCAACTTCTAGCAGCGCCACTTTGACCATCACTGCTGCCAACACTGCCATCAGCCCCGGCATGCAATTGATCGCTCCTAGCGTCTCTGGCGCATACGCAGGCCAATACTTGACCGTGACCAATATCAGCGGCACGACCTTGACTTTGTCTGCTTCCGTCAGCGTCCCCGCTGGTACATCTTTGTCTTTTGTTGGCTACCCAGAAGTGCAAGTACAGTGGAACTTCGGTTACCACAACTACTTGAACGCTACCGGTGCTTAAGGAGTAATTTAAAATGGCTATTTCACGCGCACAACTACTTAAAGAACTGCTCCCCGGCTTGAACGCTTTGTTCGGTTTGGAGTACGCCCGTTACGGTGAAGAACATAAAGAAATTTATGAAACCGAAACTTCTGAACGTTCGTTTGAAGAAGAAACCAAACTGTCTGGCTTCTCCGCCGCTCCGGTGAAGAATGAAGGCAGCGCAATTTCTTATGACAACGCGCAAGAAGCTTGGACCACCCGTTACAACCACGAAACCATCGCCTTGGGTTTCTCAATCACTGAAGAAGCGATTGAAGATAACTTGTACGACAGCTTGTCTGCTCGTTACACCAAAGGCTTGGCTCGTGCTATGGCTTACACCAAGCAAGTTAAGGCAGCTTCTGTTTTGAACAATGGCTATAACGCTCAGTACGTCGGCGGCGACGGCGTGGCTTTGTTCTCTACCGCTCACCCCTTGGTTAACGGTGGCACTAACAGCAACACTTTCTCTACTCCTTCTGACTTGAATGAAACTGCTTTGGAAGCCGCCATCATTCAAATCGCTGCTTGGACGGATGAACGTGGTCTGTTGATCGCTGCTAAACCCAAGAAATTGGTCGTGCCTCCTGCTCTGATGTTTGTTGCTACCCGTTTGTTGGAAACTGAACTCCGCGTCGGTACTAACAACAACGATATCAACGCCATCAAGAACAACGGCGCTGTGTCTGAAGGCTATACCGTTAACCACTTCTTGACCTCGACCAACACTTGGTTCTTGACCACTGATGTGCCTAACGGTCTGAAGCACTTTGAACGTATGCCCCTGCAGAATTCAATGGACGGTGACTTTGACACTGGGAACGTCCGTTACAAGAGCCGTGAACGTTACAGCTTCGGCTGGAGCGATCCGCTGGGCGTGTTCTCCTCATACTAAGCCCTCAAAGCTTAGTTCTAAAAGGGGCCTTGTGCCCCTTTTTCTTTTGTGGTACATTTCCGGTGTCAAAGTCATAGGAGCACTAAATGGATACTACAAACCTACCCAAGACCCGAGAAGAAGCAAAGCGAACTGGGGCTAAGTACTATTTCACTGGACAGCCGTGCAAGCATGGGCACATAGCTGCACGCAAAACTAAAGGAGCCTGCGTTGAGTGCCTAAAAGTCGAATGGGAAAAAGCCAATGTCGCCCGTGCGGAGTACTTCAAAGAGTACAACAAGTCTGAAGCAGGCCAGAAAGCTAAGCAAAAATATTACGCAGCCAATAGTGAGCTAGTTAAGCTAAAAGCATTGGCTAGATCAAACGAACAGCGGCAGCAATACCGTAACGCTTGGAAGGAAAAACATCCCGAAGAGGTAAAAGCCAGCAATAAGCACCGGAGGGATAAGCATAAACAAGCAACTCCTAGTTGGCTAACAGATGAACAAAAACGTCAAATTAAGCAGCTTTATATAGATGCGATGACCGTTAGTCGGGTTACTGGGGTTCCGTATGTGGTTGACCATATAGTACCCCTACGAGGGGAAGATGTTTGTGGGCTCCATGTACCTTGGAATCTACAAATAATGACCCGTGCAGAAAACTTAAAAAAGTCCAACAAACTCCTTGACACCTCTGCCAAATAAGGTATATTGAGGTATCTGGGAATTCGACCTTGTTGCCACTGGCCCAGCAGACGATGCAACGATTAACAAGGTAACTTTTGCATAAGGACATTTGTCATGGCACGTAGTACATTTGAAGGCCCAATCCTTTCGGGCGACAACCGTTTTGGCGCTTTGCGCGACGTCGGTTACACAGTCTTGGAACAAGACTGCTACATTGATCTTTCCAACAGCACTGCTGGCACTGCTGGTTACTCTGGTGGCTCTGGTCAATTTGCTTGGGGCAACAACATCCCCAACCTGCCCGGTACAGTTTATACCCCCTCTAGCGTTTACAGCGCTAACGGCCCTACCGTGCAAACCATTCCCGCCGATACCACCACTCAGGTGTATCGCGGCATTGTGATGTATATTCCCAATGGCAGCGAAATCATTGACGTGACTGTGGACTACATCTCCGCCATCACTGGTGAGTCTGGTGCTACGTTGAGCAACGTGAGTGTGTTTGTTTCCAACAACTACACTGCCGCTGCCGGTACTCCCGCTTATGCTACTGCCGCTCTGGGCACTACGACTGTTGGCACTGCTGGCCGTCAAAGCATCACCTATACCGGCACGAATTTGGCTAACTTGTTGGCTACCACTGCTGATATTCAGAACCCCACCTTGGGCGCTAACCCTTCGTTCTTGTCGCAAGTTGTGTTTACTCTGAGCATTACAGGCACTAGCGTTGCGGCTCCCACTGGCGGCAAACTGAACTTCATCTTGCGTTACTCACAGCCCGACAACAACATCGGTACGCTGACTCAGTACCCCTACGGTAACCTTGACTAATTGATCCGGGGGCTTCGGCCCCCTCTTTGTAACTAAGGAGATCAATATGGCTCAAAGTCCGAACGGTATTCCAAGCACCAACAATTCAATCCAGTCGATCACTCGTCAGGCAAAAACTGAACCGTTTGAGTTGCAGGTTGCACGCGGTCAAATTTACGGCCACAGTGTCTTGAACATTTATGGCTACCAAACAGCG